TAAAAAAGTAACGGCTCACGCCGTTTCTTGCGTGAGCCGCTAGCAGTCCGGGGAGGCGCTAGGCGAATCTCGATGACGCTCAATCTGTACACTGTTGCCAGCACCAAAGTCAAACAAATAATTTAGACGCCCAAAATCTGACGGAGTTTTTCGCGTGCGCCTTCCTTGGCTTTTGTCTTTTCTACCAGCGCAACTTTCTGTACTCCGCCTTGTGAAAGATGGAAGACAAGCTGGCCTGTAACCTTACGCTGGCGCAGCCACGCGACTACTTTATCGACTGGCAATTTCGGGTCAACCGTAGTTTCGGTCACGAGAAAATCAGAGTTCACTTTGACCATATCCTCGTCTTCCATGATCTCTCCTAGCTAGTCTTTATGCCAGTTCGAGGCTCCCCGCCTGCTCCACCTTTTTGAAACTGTTTTGGCGACTTCTTATTCGAGTTCGGCCTACCTCCGCCCTTGCCTTGTCCTTCGCCACCTTCCCCGCCGAGGCCCATCTGCTGCATTGCGAGTGCGAGTTTCGCCTTGAACTCAAGTTCCTGAACTGTCTCCGCCATCCAGCGCTCACGTACCGTATTGCCTTTCACGTCGCCGTAATTCTCAATTCCCAACTTCGGGAGAATGTCGCACCAGCCGATCGGCGCACCCTGCTTCTTGAGCGTCATCAGTTTTAACTGCTCGTCTCGCTGAGTGATCCTCAAGAGCGTGCTGGGGACAGAGATGAGGCGAATGTTCTTTCCGAGTCTGCGAATGCGTTCAATCTGCGCGTACTGCGAAGGACTACTGGGAACCTGTCCGTTGACGTACTCATCCGGCATGTGGCTAGGCACGAGAGACGCGGGATCGAAGTCGAACACTTCCTGAGTCACGTTGTCAGGCCCGATGTATTCGATTACCCGCTTAGTGTCAAACCATTGCGGGATCATAAATTTCAACATGTAGGCGACTTTGGCATTAGCCGCCTCCATGCCAGCAGCAATCCCTTTGGCGATAGGTCCAATCGGTTCAAGTGCCTTGTCCAAGGAATCCCCGGAAAGGTTCATCTTGAGGTTCGCCAGATTGCCGAGATCGTTAATTCCGAGTTGCTCTTTCCGCATCGCGGCGAGCATCTCTAGGAACTTGAAATGTTCCGCTTTGACTTGCACGGTTTCAGGGAGAAGTGACTGAAAAACCTTGCTAGGCTCTCCGTCCATGCCAGCGCGGACGTTTTGCTCAAAGATGTCGAAGTTTTCAATCTTGGGACCGCCTGTAGATGTGCGGTCGTAGCCCATCGGCGGATTCAATGTCGTGGTGATGACCTGATCTACTTGTCGCTCTATTTTCCTCTTAGTCGTCTCGATGGAACCTACGTCTCCGACAAGCGAGCGCCCCATGCCTTCCCAGGCCCAGTCGTCCACATCGTACTGAACTTCCGGCATACATCCGTGCTGGTCAAATTGTGGCCCGTCGTACATCGGAGTAGTCATGCCGCGAGAGGAGATTATTTCCCGCAGGAACGGATAAATTCGGCAATTCTCCGCAACTGCCTTACGCATGAAAGGTTGTCCGCCGCGGATACCGCCGAAGATGTCTTGTCCGATATAAGGGACTTTGTAAAACCAACTTGTACCGGGATCGCCCATCGGCATCTCGGCGCCTGAGGTGTTGAGTGAGATGTCCCTAATAAACGAGAATCGGATTTCACAGTACAAGTCGCCAAAGTTTCTACTTGGCTGGTCACCGTAGTGCAAGAGTTCTGCCGAGTCTGCGCGTCTCGCTGCTACCCGAGAGTCGTAACTGATTGCGCTCATCGGCACAAGACTGGACTGGAATAGAGGAAACCGTCCGTGTGCCTCCGCGATCGGCATGTACACGTAGATCGTGGTCATGTAGGCGTCTTGCACATCATTAGTCAGTGGAGGAATCTGTACTGGAACTACGTCAAGAGGCCCGAGTGCGCGGAAGTTAATCCGCCGCTCTCCGTATCCGTAATTATCCGCACTGCAGTTCGGCCAAAGATACCCGCGTCCCATTACGGTTGAGAACTGCAGAGCCTTGCGAATTGATCTAGGAAAGGCGGATTCAAGGTAGACGCCCTTAGCGACTTTGTTAATCATCTCCGCGAAGGGTTTGAACTGTGGCGCGTCGGAACTGTAGGTGCCAATCTCTCTGACTTCTGAGATTGTCTCCACAAATTTCCTGATGTCGTACTTGAGGCCGTTGGAAACGAGCGTGGATTTGGTCTTGTCGCGGAAGATAGCATTAAAGATTTTTAAGTTCTGCGGGAGGTCTTTGTACGCCTGCTGGCCTTCAAGCCACGCCTCGCCTTCTTGGATCTGTTCCTCAATCCACCCCATCCGTTCTTCGGGTGACGCAGTGAACGGAGGAGCTTGCCACGAGGTTGTCTTAGTCTCTCGATGACGGTTTACTATTACGGTTCCCATCAGTGTCCAGCCTCAAACCCTTCTACGTGCATGTACGTCTCAACGTATTCCTTGCGGCGTTGTTCCCGCTTCTTCTCAAGGTTCTCTATGCTCCGCGCAAGAAAGATTCTGTTGGCTGGGTCGGTAGCAGTCTGCAGAGCCTTGCGGAGTTCTGCAATGCCATGTGCTCTGATAGGTTCCTCAAAGTTGTACCGTTCCTCGTCCGTCATCTCCCGAATACGTTTTTCTTGTGCGCGAAGACGGGCTGACCATTTATCAACTTCATGAGCATGAACGCATTCGATGCGCTCATAACCGGAGGGAGCGGGAGCGATAGGCGAGGCGGGAAGGAGGATGTGGTCGAGCTTCTTGCTAAACCAAAAGACGACCGGTTTCGCCATCTGCGCGTTGCGCCTATACTGCGGTGGAACCCAAAGTGTCATAGCAAGAGAGTGGCGAGCGACTGTTTTAGAAACTACCGTGTCTAGTCAACGTCAACAAGTCGTCGCGTACTTCCGTATCTGTTCCCGGCCAGTGAATCAACTCCGCTTTCTCGATCGTGTAGATTCCGATGCGCTTAAGTTGTCGTACAAACTCTCGCGCTACGCAATCTGGACACGAGGAACTACCGCAATACTGCTGGACATTTCCTCCGTCTTTGATTTGACGTTGGCAGCCATGTCCACCTACCGCTGTTACTTCCACTCTAAATTGACCCATTTGTTTCTCCTCTTTTCTTGCTCACCACTCTCCTACTGACATCTCAGAAACTTTAGCATAGGACAAGTCTAGTTCGGGAAGTTTGTTCGTTGGAGGTGCGTACCTGATTTGACTTCTTTCTGCCATCACGTCAAGGGCATGGCGAGTGAAGTAGGAAACCGCCGCGGCGAGAACGCGGTCGTCGTGCTTCCCCGCCTGGTGCTCCATGCGGCTCTTGCCCGTCTTGCTGACCTTGCGTTCCAGTGATCCAAGTTCGGTAATCAGGAACGGAGAGTTGGGGCGATACCAGCCGTTTTCGACTGCATCTATGAAGCGGTTCATGAGAAGAGGTCGCGACCAAGCGTTTGTGTACCAACCCTCTTTATGGCCCTTGCTTTCCTTTACGACTTTAGAGTCGTATCGGGTATCAATGTGATGAAAAGTAAACCCCATGAGCTTGAGTTGTAACTGACAGTCGTCCCCTGGTCTTTCCCTTTGCTCAATCGCAAACTTACAGCCGCGCGGGTCAATCGTTTTCTGACCATAGAACGCCGCGAGACAGGCCGCAAAGCCGACCATCTGAGGGGCGTTGACTCGGTTAGAAGTGAACTCTGCCACCTGAACGTCACAATTCTCCCCCTGCATGCTTCTAGTTATGGAACATACAGAGCGGTCTTCGTCGTCGTGGCCTAGGCCATCTGCGGTGTCAATTCCGATTGAATAATCCTCTGCGTTGCTTTCGCGTCCCGGCGCAGAGTTAGGTTCCTCGAAGATCAGGATTTTGTCGAGCGCCTTGCGTTCGTCGGTCTCATCAAACGGAAGTAGCGGAACCATCTCCCACTCGAACCTTTGCCCTCGATGGGAGTTCCATGTAACTCGGAAGCGGTCTTTACTGTAGTCAATTTCGGTTTCGTCCGGCTCAAACCCATCGTCTATCGAGTCACCAGTAATTGCGTAAGCCTGATAGCCTTTCTTGCGTTCCTGCTGGACGGTATCAATTACAACCGAATCAAACACGCGGTCGTTTAGGCCCACGAGAGCCTCAAAATCATCCGCTGGCATCTGCGACATCCAGACCTTCTGTGTGTGAGTCTGTGCGGCCTCTAGGTATTTGAACTCCCAGAACCACTGCTGACGTAAAGGCATTCGCCAGTCCTTGCCGGCGACTCGCGCGAGGTACGGAGTGTTACGGATGAACAGTTCGCATCGCTGGACGTGCTTGCGCGTGACCTCAAGAGGTTTGAATCCCCCAGGTATCGGATGCTTGCGAAGCCAGTCTTCCTCGGGGTAAAGGTCAGGAGCCATAGGCCAGTTCACGAAGAACGGGAAAAACTGGGACTTGCCGAGTGGGTAGTCAGTCTTAGCCGCTCGCCACTTGTCGGCTTGCCAGCCTGTGTTGCCATTTCCGGTTCCCTCTAGGACGAGGAATAGTTTGCGCGTCGAGTGAACCGCACGAAGCAGTCCTTCCTCGATCGTCTTCTTCGGATTGGGAATGTCTCCAATTTCCGAAAGATGCACGCACGTCGGAGTCCAGCCTTGCGCGATTCCGGTAGCTTGATTACCTGATTGGACGGAGAGGAGTGAACCGTTCTTGAAGCCAATGAGTTTGATTCTGGAAGTAGTTCTCTCTGGCAAGAGCCAGAATGGAGTGCGAGTGATGCAGGTTTCTATAATTCTGGTAATCAGTTCCGACTTGCCTTCGTTCACCGACCCCATGACCGCTTGTGTGTGAGGTAGAAACAACATGCGGTGAAGGAATTTGAGAGCAGTCTTGGTAGTAACCCCGAGCTGCCTTGCTTTCAAAATGAATAACTCGATCGCGACCTGCTTCTCGTCGAAGTCCGCGATTACATTGTCATAGACTTCTTGGGCCTTCCTATTTTGGAACTTGAAAATTTCTCCCTTTTCGTCGCACACCCAAGCGTAGCGGGACTCGTAATATCCCGAGTCGAACATGCAGAGCACTTGCTCGTTCTCAACCCAGCGACGAATCTCTTTCGCCCGTGCTGCGCTGATTTCTTTTTTCAAATTGAAGTAGGTATTTATGCCGCGGGTGTCTTGGGCAACGATGGAATCTATGTACGAGGTGAACTCTTGGACTTCTTCAATGGTGTGGTATTTCGGATACCAGCCTTCGTGTTTAGCGAAGTTCTCTAAGTTGGCGAGGATGATGCGCGGCGAATACACTATTTCCCCGGCAAGAGCTTTTGGCGCATGGGCTGGATTCTGTCTTGCATCGCAGAGGAGTCAGGAAACACGAAATCCACGTCGTCCATGATTTCCTCTACCTGCTCTGGCTTGTCCTCATCCTGCGAAGCGCCAGCGAAGAATTTGTTAATGAACGTCGGTCCCTTCGGAGAGGGTAGTGCGCCGAGCATGGTATGGATGTGCTCCCGGTCCCGGTAGCCGCCAGTCAGTAAAGCCGACTCTACCGTCTTTTTCATCACCGCTGGATGACTGCCTACAGCAATGAACTTGACCACGTTCACGTTGTGCTCTCGGATTGCTAAGAGAACCTCGCCCAAGAGAAGCGCGATGTCCACCTTGGCGGCTAATGCAATTGCTTCTAGAGATAGTTTCTCCCGGTCGCGCAAGGTAATCGAGTCGTACATTTCTAGAAATTTCTGGATGCACTCAGCCTGAGAAAAGCGCATGGCTTTGAGTGCCATTTTCTTGCCACCCGGGATTTCGCGAAGTATAGGACTGATTTTCGGAGCCTCGCGGTACTGTTCTAGCGAGACTCCGATTCTAGTCAGTGGGGTGTTTTTTCGTTTCAGTTCGTACCTGCGGTCGCTTGCCTTCCTTGACAACGACTTCTTGCTCGCGAGGCCCGAGTTGCTGCCATTCTTCGAGGGATTCTTCTGAGGCTCCAAGGTCTTCTCGGAGTTTATCGTCGTCACTGGGGACGGTCGTAACAATTGCATCGCGCGGTACCTTGACGGGGTATTCCTTATCGAATCTCTGCGCCTCTATCTTAGCGTAGAGTGTCAAGGCGTC